ACTCCCTCAATTGCTTTGCGTAAGGCGAAGAGGCTTTACCAGGGACATTAGCTAAGTTTGGGTCCTTATGACTAGACCTGTGAGTTGTCGCTCCTAGGCCCCTTACAACCCCGTGAATGCGATTGTCCTTTCCTAGGTTCTGTTTGTAATTGTTAACCAACCCTAGCCTAGAGGTTAGCATCTTGTACTCAGGGATGTACTTGATTTCCTTTGGAGCTGTACTCGGTATAGTGTTGAGGTTATCTTCGTCTAGTTTCCACCCGTACACCTCAAACTTACGTAGCTTTATCTCCTCTTCTGGTGTAAGTGGACGCTTACGTTTAAGCTTAAGTATATCCAGGTGACCCTTGGTCTTAACAAAAGGTTTCCACCCGTACTCATCGAGCTTATCAATTACTTGCTGGTTACTGTTCATGTTAAACGGTACAAGTGTTTCTTTAATGAACGGCACACCTTTAACGTACCCTTTTGTTTTGTTATCTCTCTTGGGTACGAACACCTCTTGCTTAACTGTTGGTGGAAAGGCTATCTTAATCTCGTCATCTAGCTGTGCTTGTCTTAGTCGGATGTTGAGGTCAAGATCGTTTAGTTTTACTGGGTCTACAGGTAATCCATTAATGCGTTGTTGTTCTAGGATACATTGAAGGTTATGCTCTAGCTCCATTGACTCTTCACCTGACCCTTCACGTTCGAGTAAGTTAATGAGCTTCTTGTACACCTTGATACCTAACCTACAATCATCTTTACAGTACTCGATCATCTCAGGTGTTAGCTTTTCGAAGTCGTTGAACTCTGTCTTAGCTTCGTTACACAAGCGTTTACCTAGAGCATCGAGGCTGTTGTCAAGTCTAGGATCGTACAGCTGGGCTAGGATAAGAGTATCAACAAACTTATATGGGTTAAGCTTAGAATATAGGTGGTGCTTGAGTACGTGAAAGTCAAAGTTAAGTACGTTGTGCCCTACTATGTACTCAGCCTCATCAAGTACATCGTAAAGATCAGACATATGAGAACAACCAAACCTACCATACCAAGTATAAGCGTGTTCCATCCCTGTCTCTAGGTCTACTACTACAACACAGTGTAGAGTTGAGGTTGGGTCGAGGTTCTCTGTCTCGCAATCAAGATAAATGTTTTTCATCTAACACTTCCTCAATAATTTTTTCTGCCATCTCTTCAGGCAGTTGATCTGGTAAGTAAACCCCAGCGTAATTAAAATACACAGCATCTATCTTGATCGCTATCAGCTCTTTTAAATCGTAGCAGCTACACTCTTCTGGAGAGAAACATTTACAATCTTGACACCAATATTCTGTTATCGTCATTCTACTTTCTCCGTTATTCTGTAAGTTTCATCATCAAAGTACAACAACCCACTCGGACCAGTAGGACCAACGAACCTGTTCTTACGCACTGTAAGGCTAGTTATGTTCTCACCTTGCATGAGGTCACGCTTCATATCAATCCAAGTATCAGCTATCTTCTCAGGGTTACTACTACCTTTGATCTCCCCATCTCTGTTAAGGTGTGACACGATAACACAACAGAAGTCTAGCTTCTTAGCAAGGGCCTTGAGTTTAGTTGATAGTTTATCCAAGGCTTTACGTTCATCCATGTTACGTTGATCTGCTACAGCCATAGAGATGTGATCGTAAAAGATAAACTTACACCCTAACCCCTCAACCATGTACTGTACCATAGCTAAGATCTCATCAATGTCTAAGGAGCCAACCTCGTAGTGTCCGTGTGTACGTTCAAGGGGAAGCTCAGCCTTAGCTTTATCCCACTCCTCCTTAGGTACTTGGTTACGTACGTGTTTAAAGTGAACAGGTTTATCTAACTTGATAGACATTAAACGTTTACCAAAGTCTTTCTCGTTCTCCTCTTGTCCTATAGAACCTACGTTGTAATTAGTTTCGGTTAACACCTTGTACAAGACCTCGTTCATGATGTAAGACTTACCTACACCTGACTGAGCAGTGAGCATAACAACCTCACCAAACCTCATGCCCATAGTCTTAATGTTCAAGCACTCCCAAGGATAGTTAACTACAGTACTAACAGGAGGTGTATCAATTGCTTTCTCCCACGCTTCACGTCCACTCACTATACCAGTAGGCTTAGGGTACTCTGCTAGGTTAAACACCTTTTGAAATAAGCTAATGCCTTCAGGTGAGATGTTATAATCACAAGCATCTTTCATTTCACCGTGAGTAAGATCCATTACTTTTACTTTGTGCATAGGTAGGAGCTTGAGTGCTTGGTCTGTAGCTTTACGTCCTGGTTCATCAGCATCAAAGCAAAGATAGATATTCTTAAAGCTATTAACGTACTCCATGTTGTCAGCTAAGCCAGTCTTAACAGAAGAGCTACCGTTAACTAGAGACACACAAGGGATAACAGAACCTAGCATCTGGTACGCAGCCATAGCATCGTCTTCACCCTCAGTAATAACTAGGTTAGGACTACTGTTAGGAGGAAAGGCGTGTGAACCAAAGAGCTGTACATTCTTATGTTTACCTTGTATAGTGTACCTGTTACCATCGGGTAGCTCTGTCTTAGTCTTAACCGAAGTGATTGAACCACTGTTATAGTAATGATAAGACCTTTGACCTGCTTCGTTAGTACTCACATTGTACTTGGTTACTGTGTTAAGGTTGATGTTACGTTTAAGTATTGCTTGTACTGTACCTGAGAACTCCAAGTCTTCTAGACCTCCTCTATCAAAACCATTACTGTTAGTGTAGTACCCACACGAAAAGCATTTCTTACTTCCATTAGGAAACTCAACGAAACCTTTAGAAGTTGTACACTTAGGACAGGGGCCCTTCTTTACTTTGTCTTCGTACATTCATTCTCCCTTCTCATTCTCACTGTCAGAGAGGGCGGTAGTAACAACGTCTTTGATACGATCAACTATGCCACCAAAATACGGGCTTGTTAAACTGGCAATCTCCTTCAAAGCCTCTTCCAGTCTCGCCTCTCTGTCTGTCATCTTTGGTCTTCCTCTGTATTAATACTCTTGTTTAACCAAGACTCAAACTCTAAGTGGTCATCTATGATATCCTTTTCTCCTAGTAAAGTAATGTTATCTTCTAAGACTACACTATCTATAGCTAGTTTACACACCTTACAAGGCAGAGCTTTACCAGTAATGTCTTCAAACTTAGAGTCTTCGTCTTTAATGTCTTCATCACATATGTAGCATCTCACATTAAACTTCCTTTCTCTCTAACTATATTATCTCACACTTATCTGTTAAAGTCAAGGGTTAACTTACTTAAGTGTGATCGTTGTCACTTTATCTATTAATAGGGTTTTGACTCATGAGCCTTTTAGAACACCAGCTCGGTGGGTTGTACCTCCAGTTCTGTAGAGGAGGAGTAAGAAACATAGCTCAAGCTGCCTCTCTTGTGAAGTTAATGTCAGTGATACCGTTCTTAACCAACAAGTTTTCTGTTATTTTCATAGCACCTTCGAGTGTATCAAACTCATCAGCTACATCGTGTGCTAAGCCAGCAAAGATAATCCTATCAACACCGTCAGTAAAAGCATCAGGCCCTAGCTGTTGAGCTACACCGTACCCATCACTAAAAGCTCTACCGTACTCTTGTTCAGTGTGAGATTCTTTAAGAGCAAACATCATACGTCTAAGAAAAGATAGGTGACAGATAGCAAAGGCTAGTTGGTTAATGTCAAACGGATCTTCGTAGTCTTTAAGGCACACCTCGTGAAGAGAAGTAAGACCACCACTCTTACCTAACTCAGCTGCTGTTACCCTTACTCTGTGTCCCATCTGTTCGAGGTTATCAATCACCTTCAACGCAGCAGTACCGTAGTTAAACAACCTGTTAGCATCATTGAACCAAGCGTACCCTACCTGGAGTACTACCTCGTACTGTTTCTTAGGGTTAAAGTTATCTCCTCTAGCAAACATACACATAGGGTTACCACTAAGAAATGTAGGTACGTCTGGTACGTAACCGTGTACGTTCATCTCTTGTTGGTTAACCTTGCCTGCGTTGAACTGGCTGTTAGTAACGTCGATCTCGTTCAACCGTTCAGTACCCTCAGCCCATCCGTTCTGCATCAAGTCGAACGCTTCTTCGATGTTCTTAGTACCAGTAAAACTATAGTCATCTTTAAGGCTAGATCTCCTGTGTGACCAGAACCTAGTGTCAGGATCGTTAAGGTACGTAGCTAAGTGATCCAAGCTATCGAACCCTTTGTAGTACTTAGGAACGAGCTTCTTGTTAATGTGGTGTGCTTGTTCGTGTGTTGTATAATCAGTAGTCATCTTGTACTCCACTCCTTTCTTGTAAGTCTTCGACAGCTAATATCAATTCAAGGATAGCCTTAAATGTATTGTACATAAGGAACACAAATACTGTTACCCATCCAGTGTACCCTAACCACTCAGTAAAGTAGTACAAACCTAAACTGATTAAAGAGTACAAGATTGTAACAAGTGTTGCTGCTATAGTTTTTACAAAGCTAGAATATTTCTTTGATTTAATCATGGTGTTGATACCTCTCTTTCTTGTGATTTACTACGTTTAACTTTGTGTCTAGCTTTACTATTTTTTATACTAAATCCTTGAGGGGTCCTCCCAGATATAGACATACAAAGAGTAACTAAATTATTACCAAAGGCTACAGTAAAAGTACCGTTCGCATTCTTGTACTTTGATAACCTAGCTCTACAATTTAGTGGTGGGCTACGCAGCATTGGACTTGATCTTCTTAACTTGCTCAGGTGGGAGACCTTTGAACACTACCATCTCCATGACTTGAGGGACTGTAAAGTTACCGTGCTTGATAAGCTTAGCTCCATAGATAGAAGCACGAGGCGAGATAACGTGTCGGATCTTAGCCTTAGCTACACCACGACGCATCTTCTGTACTACATCAACAAGCTCATCGTTGTTAGCGAGGGTACGTTCCATAGCTTCATCGTAATCCCAATCAATTACAGCAAATCTATCCAAGGTTGCAGCATCTAGTTGGTTACGGCCTACGTACATCCTGTCAGCGCCACGTCCAAAGGTATTAGCAGCACAGATAACAATGAAGTCCTTGTGTTTGTTAATACGTCCAACAGGGAAGTCGTGCATACCGTTCTCAACTAGCATGTTAGTACCAACCAAGACTTCAGGGTGACCAGCATCCAACTCATCCAAGAGTAGTACACCTCCATCTTTGAAAGCCTTGTAAGTTTGAGTGTCGTGGTACACACCGTTAGCATCAATGAACCCGTTCAACTGGTGTAGTCCTGACATAGCACCACTGAAATAGAACGGCAAGCCAAGACTATCAGCCAACTGTTTAGCAGCTGTAGTTTTACCTGAACCAGCAGGACCTACGAGCATAGGATTAACCCCAGCTTTAACACACCCAGCCATACTAGGGAACTTGTAATGTGCTAGTTCAGGGTGTGCCTCATCATCAATGTCCCTCTGAATGGACACAGTAGTAGGTGTAGAGAGCTTCTCGATTAGCTTAGTGATCTCCTCCTTAGCTTTAACCAAGCCCTTCTCTGACTCTTCCTTTGCTCGTTGAGCGTTGAGTTCGATGATCTCATCAGTACGTGCTTGTACCTTTTCATCAATCTTACCCATCTCTTCGTCGATCTTAGGTCCGATCACCATACCGAGCAAGTCTTGTACTGATACGCCACCGTCTTGTTGCTGTGGTTGAGGTGTGCGGTGGTGTCGTGTTGTACCTCCGTTGGTGAGGTCTTTAAATTTACTCATGTCCTGTTCTCCGTCATCTTCAATAGGTGTAGGTTCTATACCTTGTTTCATATCAATGTAGTTACACACTGCCTTGATAGTTTGTGCTTTACTAGGCTTGTTACGCCAAGTTCTGTTCCAAGAGTCGTCGTTAGCACATCTAATTGTAGCAGTCCAGCTACCTGGGTAATCGTTGTGAAGGGCGATCTTAATTACGTCGCCATTATGATTGTACTGTTTTAAGTCGTACCTTCCTCTTGTTTTAAGGTATCTCTTTAGACTCTCTGTATTGATAGTGGGCATACAAAGTTACTCCTCTCTCTCCGTGTTAATGTTTCTTAGTAAAGTCAAAAGGAATTACTGTATCTCCCATGTCCTTTACTTGTTGGTCGATAGCATCTAGCTCTGCTAGTTCAGAACCTAAGTCAGCTTCACGTCGTACTTCTTCCTCGACTTGAGTCATCCTTTGTTCCATCTCTTTAGCTGCTCTCATCGTAGCAATGAACTTAAGTGCCATGTCCTTAGCTTTTTCTTCAGAGATAAAGTCACCTTGCATAAGAGCTTCTTCCCAAGTACCGTCATCAAACGCAGCCTTAACTACTACGCTGTAAGATTCTCGATCCTTTGAAGAGGCGTGCATCTTAATGATACGTGATAGTGAGACAGTAGTTTCACTAAGCTTAACTTGTTTGCGGTTGTCGTCATTGTTACCAAACATTTCTGTTGTACTCCTGTGTTATAAGTTTGTTTATTGTGTACGCCCAGCCTAACCATCCGAAGGTAGCTAAGCACATCAGTACTGTACCCCACCAAGTTTGTGTTGTAAAGATAATTGAGGCTTGATTTGTCCACAGATTTACTGTCATGTACAGTACTGATACCCATAAAAGCATACACGACATTACTAAATCGAATTTACTATCTATTTTCATAAGCTTTATTCCCATCCGTTGATGTGTTGTCTGTTGATGATACGGCTAGGGATACCATCGAGTTTGTACATCTCAACAGTCTCTAAACCCCAACTCATATCTCTTGTTGTCTCTTCTACAGTGTACCAAGTCCCATCCTTTAACTTAACTTGGATGTAGTACCTTTGGTTAGTGAGGCTTGGAAGAGTGGGCGTATCTAGTGTTTTTAATCCTTGTAATTGAACGATATCTTAACTCCTTTAGGTTTGATGTTACTCCTCTTTGTCTGTTACTTACTCTTGTATCTATGACACGGGATAACATATGTCTTTCTTTTATGTAAACGTAAGGATAGTACAGAGGAGGTAACATAGTCACTGCTCTTCTAGTACTAAGGTACCATCCTCCTCGATAGTAGCTTTGATCAAGACTGTGTTACCTTCTTTACTTTCGCAGAGCTTTTCGATCTCAAGTATCTTATCAAAGAACCCTGATGAGTACAACCTTTCAGTTAAGTCTATCCAAGGAAGGAGTTCAGCTGCTTGAGTAGCTATAACAGAAGCTTCAACCGATCTCTTGACGTACAAAAGTAAGACGTAACACAAAGCTACCCATACTAGATAGTGTACCCAAGGACTAATGTTGTACAAGATACTGTGGTTGTTAAAGAAAGTACTACTCATTACAGTAACCAAGATCACTGACATAATAGAGGTAAATATTCGCGTCGCTCTCGGTGTTAGTTTAATAAACATATCATTGTTTCTCCTTTTTTAATTAGACCTAAACCTAGACCAAGACCAAGACCTAGACTTAGACCCAGACCCAGACTTAGACCAAGACCTAAACCTAGTCATAGATCTAAACCTAGACCTAGACTCTCTGTTAACTAAGTGCAGAGGGACAACCATTGTCTTAAGAGGATGGTGAAGGTAGAGGGTGAGGCCAGTACGTTACGTCAACGATCATAGCTCTATTAACCAGGACATCGTACGGGTACTGCACTGACTCACTCAAGCTACCGTTGTTCAAGCACTGTTCCCAGTCACCTGTATCAGCGATCCAAGATGCTTTAGTTAACACTATGTCAGTGCCGCTCATCTGCTGGATGATACCGGTGTAGTACATTGAGATAGTACGGATGATAACAGGCATACCGAGGACCAAGCTATGTGATTCAGGGATGTTAGATACATCTGATTGGTCTGTGTTTGGTTTAAAGATTAAAGTTTCGTGTTCCATTTTATTTAAGTTCCTTTTCTGTGTTCTTAGTTTAGTAAACTTGTTCACCTGTCTGGCTTATGTAAGGTTTTGAGTACTTAGGGTAAGTCTTTCTTGTAGAATCTACTTGATACTTTACAGAACTACCAGGCTCTCCTTCAACAAAGCTTACACTAGCGTACATCGACCAAGTCTTTACAAAGTTAGACCCGATAGCACCAGTTACCTTGCGAGTTGATAATCTAGAGACCATAGTTCAAAGTCCATATCAATTGTAATGTTAACGTGTTTATAGTACCGAGCACCGTACCTATTGACAAACTCAAAGACACGTTCCCAATCAGGTGCAGTCTTAGCGTCACGCTCAATCTCGGTGTACGTTCTACCTCTCAAGAACCCGTACGCTAGGTTCATACATCGAGCATCACTCTTGATAATAGTTCTGTACTCTTGCTCAAGTGTTGAACGTTGAAACCTAGAAAGGTTAGGGTTCTTTAGTTGTTGTTTAAATCGAGAGCACTCATCACTCCCTGACTTTACTCGTAGTTTAAGGTTGTACTTAGTGGTCATGTTGGGTATCCTCTAGTTTAATTTGTTCGAGTTCTTTGATAGCTTCACTGATACTCAATCTATCTTGTCTGTTGTACGTGTGTAGCACTCTAAGTATCAAGAAAAATAAGATCAAAGAGTTCATGAAATAACTACCACCTACAAAGGTATAGTTAAACCATAACATTAAGGCAAGCAGTACGTACGAAACAAAATCACGTACTATGTGTTGTCCTAGTGTTTCTCTTAAGATGATTATTTTAGTTTTAGGTTTAGCAATCATTCTTATGTTCTCCTTTTAGTTTTAGTTATTGTACTGTGTGTTGGTTTACTTGCATTAGTTATAAATGATCCGTTACTCTGTAGTTTTTCAGCTGTCCATGAAGATGTTTTATATGCGTACCCATCTATTATACAGTACTTTACCTCTCCCCAATTAAATTTATTCATCCATGCGTACCTCGCTGTGTTAATAAACATATCATTGTTTCTCCTTTTTTAATTAGACCTAGACCAAGGCCTAGACCAAGGCCTATACCCAGACCCAGACCAAGACCAAGACCTATACCCAGACCAAGACCAAGACCTAAGCCTAGACCTAGACCTAGACCTAGACCTAAACCTAGCCCTAGACCTAGACCTTTGGTTAACTAAGTGCAGAGGGACAACAGGTTGGTACATATTAAAGTACCCCTATTAACGCAAGTAACCACATCCACATCATGACTACTGCTAACACAGTAACTAGTACAGCCAAGATAAGGACGAGCACAATTATCTTCATGAACAAGTCATCTTTATGGTACACCCACATGCTAGGTATCTCTTCTGCGCACACTCGTATCAAACCTAGTGCTGCTATTGTACCTACTAAGCACAAGCTTATCCACACAGGTACAAACAAGATCGTTACTAATCCTACATCCATCTTTCTTTCTCCTCTATAGGCCCCGTAAGGCTTGAGTGTTCTTGTGTTTAACAAAGTGTTCCATCGCAAACTCTGCTAGTTGGTTGAATACACATAAAGGGTACCAACTGTTACATCAGTACCCCTTAGACTTACTCAACGTGTGTGTGTGTGAGAATTAGAGTTCAGCAGTAACCGCGTCGATCCGAGCGTTAACCTCGTCAAGAAGTTCTTTGGATACGTGGTCTGCACCCTTTGTCATCTCTTTTTTGCGGAACTGTTGGAGAGCCTTGCTCAGGTCCAAGAGGTTACGTACCTTAGGTTCCTTTGGCTCAGTGTCCTCTGGTTTTTCGAATGGGCTATGCGTGATAGCGTAATCAATATTCCAGAGAGACTTGGTGTTATCATCCTTCGCACCCTTGGTAAGGTGGAAAGTTTTAAACGCCTTGTCATCATCCAAGCGTACACCGATAGGACCAGACTTCTTAATCCAACCTAGTAGTGTAGCACTATCGCGCTCAGATTGAGAGAGCACAAAGGTATAGATAGGGTTGAAAACTGAAGGATCGTTATGTTCTGCTGCGTGGTGCAACAAATCAACCAAGTCATTCCAGATAACTTTAGCGTTACCTTGGCGAGACTTGTAACCTTCAATGATTGAGTTCTGAATGTTTGTATATGTCATGATTTATCATCCTTCTAGTTAAACACGATCAACACCATGTTAATCATGTTAAACAGGAAGGATAACAAAAGGGAAAAGCGTATCGCTTATATGTTCATGCCCTGTTACCTGTCCGTTAAGCTTGATAGGTTTTCCACGTGCCACACTCGCTTACTCAATCAAAGCCTTGCCTTAACATGAGACTTATGGGCGCACTTATCCCGTCTTAACATAGCCATAACAGCCACATTAACTAACCTTAAACCAATCACCGCCACACGTAGCCAAGGTACAAGCGTACCTCTTAACCGTTTCCTTTTATCGGCACTCATCGGTAGCTTCTCATCAAAGATAAACAAGGTTATCTAGAGCATAGCCGTGACAGGAACTTCCTGCATTTCACCCGCGAGCCGTTGTGGTTCGACATGATCATATAGGACCCGTTACCGTATATACCTCGTCATGTGACAAGGCCCGGACCACTTTATAACCGCTGTTTGGCGGTAGCCTTAATAAGCGAGGCCGCTAGGGTAAGGTGGCGATTCCCTCAAACAAGTGAGGTATAACCAAACCTTGAACCAAACGTACGCCTTTGAACGAGGATTACAAGCCGATAGGGAGAAAGTGTGATGACCGTCACATTTAAAGGATATGTCCAGACAAAGAGCAACAAGTGTTAAGGAACGCGCGTAGCAATAACCGTGCCAAGTACAGTGTTAATCGGTCACAAAGAGGGCTAAAACGAAAGGTCTGGGGTCTTTGGTACTCAGCCACCAGAAAGTAGAGATATCGCTGTACGAGGCTCTCAGAGCGTTTAAAGCACTATGTAAAGAATGTTTAACATTGAGTAAAGCAAACTTTACATGTTGTATAGGGAACCATAGGAAAGGAAGATAGGTTGTATATACTATTCAAGATGTTACGAAAGCGAGAACCGTGCTAACTCTGAATTACAGAGTAAGTGACTACTCACTTCTATGCAAGTTTAGTGCCAGTGTAACTATAAGGAATGTGCTACCTTTGAGCACAACTGGGGGTAAGGGGGGTTGGGAGTGCCTCGTGTTTCAAAGAATTACACCTTCAAAATATCTCACATAAAATTTTACACACGTGAGAAAAAGGGCTAAATCATGTACACGCTGTAACCCGCAGTACGCCTAGGGGCACTTTGAATAACGTAAGGATAACAAGGGTTTAAGGTGTGTCAAGTTTCGCATTTAACAATGTACAGACATTCACTATAACCTATTGATATCATTACACTATAAAAAAGTACTTGACAAGTGAATATAAATTTGTTATAATATAGTTGAAAGGTAAGGCTAATTGGGCTTTAGTTTCTCTATACAAGCTTTAACTCTTCTTTTGGTTAACCCGAGCGTTAGCGAGGTATATAGGTAAAATAGATCGTATAGCCATATAGCATAGTATAGCATAGTATAGCTAAGTTAAATCTACGCGCACCAAACCGTTTTAAAAGAAGTATTAATATGACAGCTCCTAAACATAAAGCAAACCTTAACCCAGATAAAAGGTTCCGTACTCCACAAGGTAAGTACAAGACCCAGATGATGTTTAAGGAGTGGTACCCGAACGAAGGAATGTACACGTTACATGAGTTACGAGAAAAGTATTTGGAGATTGCTGACCCACTTGAGTACACGTTCGCAACAACGTACTTCGAGGATTGGGCACATTGGGAACACCTTTGTACTATTGAGTGGTTTAAAAAAGAAGTAAGTAAATGGCGCTCTGAGTTAGCTGTAAAGATGCAAGCAGAAGGCCTAGCGCTCATAGTAGATGAAGTACGTAACGAAGGAAAGTCAGCCTTTAACGCTGCCAAGTTCTTGGTTAACAAAGACTGGGTAGAGAAGAAAGAGAAACCTGCTAAGACTAAACAACCAACTACCACAAAGAAAGAAAAGAACGAGATTAAAGAGTTGGCAGGACTTGACGAAGAAGTGGTAAAACACGCACAACGGATTCTTAACTAAGATGTCTGATAAACTATTTGGATTAACACGTACAGAGTGGGCTGCACAGTCAGGCTTAAATGAACTTCAGTACTCTATCAACGACCACGCCCACAAAGCGTTGTTTGACCTAGTAGGGGTTAACTCAGACCTTAACTACATGATGTGGACGTACCTAGTAGATGTAAAGGGGTTGAGCAGTGACTTAGCTTTACCTGATCTTCTTAGTTTGTGGGACGGTACGTTTGTAGTCATCTCTGGTTCTCTCTTACTTCTTGAGACAGGAGATTTCCTCTTGTACGAGAACGGTACAGATAGAATTGTCTTTGAGTAGAATTGAAACACCTGAACTTGAATAAAAAGGAGGCCCACTCGTGGCTGATACAAAACTAACTGGATTAACAAGCCTAGCCTCAGTTGCTGCGGGTGACATCCTTTATGCGGTAGACGACCCCGGTGGTTCACCTATCTCAAAGAAACTAGATGTAGATGTCCTCGACACTTACTTCAGTGCTACTACCAAGACCTTAACTAACAAAACTATCGATGGTAACAACAACACCATCTCTAACCTAGTAATTGGTTCTGAAGTAACGGGAGCTTCAACAGCTCTTACTGATACTGCCGACATTACGTACAACGCAGACTTCACTAACCTAGCACAAGTCCTAGCGTTCGATACTACAGATTACGCTACAGCAGCACAAGGTGCTACAGCAGACTCAGCCATCCAACCGGGAGACAACGTAACACAACTCGACGGTACAGCAGATAGGTTTATCTACGTTTCTTCTACAGGAGATGTTACTGAGATCGCCCTAGGTGCTAGTGGTACGTATCTTGAATCTCAAGGGGCTACATCAGTTCCTACGTGGTCAACACCCTCAGGCTCTGGAGATGTGTCTAAGGTAGGTACCCCAGTAAATGATCAAATAGGTGTGTGGACAGGTGACGGTACTATCGAAGGTACCTCTGGTCTTACTAAAACATCTACACAGTTTACAGCAGGTAACTATACCTTCAACACAGACCAAACAGTAGGTGCAGGACAAGATAACTACGTCCTTACTTACGATGATGCCTCTGGTGAGATTGGCCTAGAAGCCTCTGCTGGTGGTGGAGGTGGTGACGCTTGGAGTGATCCAGTAGACGCTGACATTGTTCCAGACGGTGACGGTACTAGAGACCTCGGCGCTACAGCCACTAGGTTTGCAGAGACGTACACTGATAAGCTCAACGTAACAGGTTCTATCTTTCTCACAGAAAAGGCAGACGCTGATGCTGACGTAGCAGGAGACGGTCAACTCTGGGTTAACACAGCTACCCCTAACGAGCTGTACTTCACTGATGACGCAGGTACAGACTTCAAACTAAGTAACTCAGAAGTCACAGGTACCTCAGGTCAAATTTACGTGTTTGATGGTACACCTGAACTCGCTGCTGTTACTATGAGTGGAGACGCTACTATTGCTGCCGGTGGAGCCCTCACTGTTAACGCAGCTAGTCTTACTGTAGCAGGTAAGATTGAGATCGCTACTGTAGCAGAAACTAACACAGGTACTGACGCGACACGAGCTGTATCTCCAGATGGCCTAGATGGTTGGACAGGTTCAGCACAAGTAACTACCCTCGGTACTATCGATACAGGTACGTGGGCTTCAGCTATCACTGGTTCAGCCTCTCACGCTGATACGATGTCTGGGTACGTTATCCAAGATTACGCTGTAGAGAACGCTTCACTTCCAGCGACTACAGGCACAATCACACTTGACTATACTAACGGACCAGACTTCTCAGGGCAATTAACTGGTAACTCAACTATAGCCTTTAGCAACTGGCCTCCTAGTGGGACCTTAGGTAAAGTAACTTTAGGTATTCAGAACGGTTCTTCGGCGTACACACTAGACATTACTACTAACGTTGATAACTGGCCGGGAGGTACTGTACCTACGTTCACTGCTTCAATTAACGCTTACGATGAGTTCGTTTTCTGGACTCGTGATGGTGGTACTACTGTTTACGGTGCTGCTGTCGGTCAGGATATGTCTTAATATGGGGTTAATTAAAGGACCAAATGGTGGAGCTATAGTAGGCCCGAGTGGTGGAGGGTTATCCAGTAGCGGTGTAGCTGCTGCTTCTTCTCTGCCGACTACGTACACCATCGAAAACCCTGAGGTAGCCGACTCAAACGTCTACGCCAGGTTTGGGCATGTGTTTGCAGAGGGCGATGTTCCTAGCGGCTCGGTTCCTACGTTCACTGTTCAAGGTGGCTCTGAAGTAACAGATATCCAGTTTGATGAGCGTGTAACTTGGGCTGATGGCAGCTTGAAATTCTGCGTTGTTCACATGGTTGATAGTGATCTTGCAACCGGCTCGCGTACTTACGATGTAGACACCAAGGTTGGCAGCTACAACAACACCGGGACGTTCTCAACGAGTGACATTTCAAGCAACTCCACATTGAAAGTCGCTCTGGAGAGTGTGGGTGATTGGCAACGCAAGTATGTATTCCTCAGCGATGCTTTTGACACAACAGCTAGTGACGCAACTGTAACCGTAAACTTCACTAGCCACGGAGCGAGCGTGGGTGATTTTGTTTCGTTTACAGGTGTAAGCACCATTGGAGGGAACCTAGATGTTAATGATACTTTGTGGGAAGTGGCTACGGTTCCGGATGTTAACACACTAACATTTGAACATACTTCAACAGCAAACAGCACAGCTTCTAGCCAAGGTGGAGGCAATAAGATTGTTTGGGTTCATACTCCTACAACAGGAAACGATTTCGAACTGGATCTAAACACCGCTCTGGCGACAGCCACTAGGATCACTAAGGTACACTCCGGACCTGTGTGTGATGGGTGGGTGATTTGGCAGTACGCGGAAGACACAACAACGACAACTGAAGATGACCACATCACGGGTGCTTGGTACGTAGACATCTGGAACGATGGTACGGACACAGTAAACGGCAACATTGAGTTTGGTTGTCTTCTAGGACAATTCTTCTGGGATACTACAAGCAAAACACAACGTTGCTACAACGCGGTTTTGAAGGACAATACAACAACAATTGAGTCGTACAACAACGTTAAACACTTCTATCACGCAGGATGGTTTACGTGTCAGAAGGATACTTCAAAGGCGTCCCTATACGGGAAGAGACAATGGCTCACAGTAGCCAACCAACCTACTCTTCTCATGCAGCCAAATGTAGGTTACTGGGTTCAGACACAGCTCATCCCCCCTATTGACCCAGACTATGCGCCTACCGAAAACGGGCGTGAGAAAGATTACGTTCCGATGTACTCGATGGGACACAGAGCTGGTATTGATGGGACAGGCGCATATCCGGGGCGCGGGGTTATTACTGCTTTTGATGTAGATTATTTACTTACTCCAACAGAGTCCCGAAGCCAGCGTATGAGGGTTAATGGGTTCTCTGGGTGGCATGTCCCTTATCAATATATGTCAAAGGATACCAGAGATCGAAGAAACAAGGTAGCGGATGACTACAACGACTTCCCAAATACTGATGTTGGCACGGATGAGGCGTACACGCGAATCTCCTTAAACCTTGGGCCAATTAAACCCGCTGGAACTTATACGTTCACTACTCAAGGGCTTCCTACGTACAAGCACGCATACAATAATAACAACGAAATCAATACAGTGAGCGCTTCTGAAAGGGGGGGATACACTGATTGGACGTATAATGACAACAAAGGCAATCCCGATATAGCTGATTGGACTGTGAGTGGCGGCGCGAGTCACGGGGTAAGTTATTCCATAGGGCCTTATATGATAGAGGGTGAAAGGTATTTCTACGACGCTCAAGCTGGCCTTGCTATGAACTTAATTCATGTAACAAAGGGTTCTTCCGGAGAAGGGCAACCACAAGTACTTTGGGATGATGCAATATTTGAGCCTCGTCCAACTGATTGGTCGTTATCTGGGACATCTAGATATGCGGCTCTTGGTGGGTTTAACATGAACAACTATCGTTATGCAGGGTGGCAAGCAATTATATCCGCATACGGATGGGGGTTCTGTCCTGATAATGATGTTCACAAAGAATATTTCGATGAGTTAATTGACCAGACAGGTGACTACTACACAGACTCTATTGTAGGTCTTCCTACTGCTATGACTGATCTTGGTTGCATGTGGCAAACTCTAGGCTCTCTTACACCAGGTATTGGTGATGATCGTGGGTTCTTTGCTTACATGAACGCTTGTAACTTCCAAATTGCTGCTGTTGTTTCAGAAGACCCCGGATATTCTTCGGCTGCGGATATTCAAGCAAATTACATAGCAAACCTATGGAACATGGGTACGTTTTATCCGGGTTTTTATAATCACAACTATAACAGAAAATATGGAGATTTGGATGATACCGATAATCCCTTCTTTGGCTCTAATGATCTCTACGTAGCACCGCAAGACGATGCCACTGTAACAGGTGGTGGTTCTGCTAACATTACCGTTGACCAAGAGCGCGGTTTGAACTGGGCTATCGGAGACAAGGTAATCTTCTCAAATTGTAACGACACATCTAGTAGCACTTCCAGCACAGCCAGAACTATCCCTCCTGAAGTGACCGAGGGAACTACTTACTACGTTGTTAATCCTACTGGCTCGACAGCAATTCAAGTGTCTGCGACGGAGGGAGGGTCAGCAATCACCTTTGCGTCTAGCGCGACTGCTGCTCTGTACCAACAGTGCCAGAACCATCCAACTGTCGCAGCCAATACCTCATATAACTGGATGTGTTATCAGGCCGTAATTGCAGCACACCACAGAGGTCACGCTGGTTCAAACCAAACTCTCATAGATCAAGTCAATACTTGGTGCGCCTCGTTTGCGCCAACAAATGATGACGTGACATATTCAGCAAAGGAGTTTAGCACCTAATGGCTATTACATATGGAACAATAACAACGGATTATGATACATCCAACCCTACTGTTGACGGGTTCAATCACGACAATGGCGGCGCTGATGCCTTGATAGTGGTTTATATTCCACTTGTTGATGGAGGTAATGGTGTTACAGGAGTTACTTACAACAGTGTCTCATTGACAGAGATTGGAGTTTCAGACAGCAACACCAATCCTAGCCCTGAGATTTGGGCGGGCTACCTTTTGTCTCCTGCTTCCGGCACAAACTCAGTAGTTGTAACAGAGACTACAGGGCCGAGAGCTTTTGTAACTTATGCCATACCTGTTTCCGGTCTTGATGAAGCAGATTTCCCCGGTGCGATTGCGACAGATAGCGGTACTGATGTTGGCACTGAAGTATCATCGGCACTGACAACTGAAACCGATGGCTCTGACCACTTCCTTGTTGCTGGCTTCAGAGATGGGACAAACGCACCTCCGCTTTCCCCCGGCACTGGAATGACGGAACTTGCTGAACAAGCGTCGGGAACAAGTACATCAAGTGACCTGGTCGTGGGACTTTATTACAAGACAGTAGCCACAGCAGGCTCAAGTACAGCGACAGCAGACGCCTCATCTTCGGAAACCAACAAAGGACTTTCGTTTGAGATCAAGGTTGGCGCTGGCGGCGGTGGCTCTTCTGCTTCTCCCGCAGCTAGTATGTTAGGTTTATAAAGTTTTGACAGATACTAGAGAAGAAGTAAGAAGAGCAGCCGAGGATGATCTTATCACGTTCATCAAACTTGTTGCACCACACAGAGTACTAGGAAACGTACATGAAGAACTTTGCAGATGGTGGACAAGAGAAGACGCTAAGTCACACCAACTATGTCTACTCCCTCGCGACCACGGTAAGTCAGCTATGGTGGCGTACAGAGTGGCTTGGTGGATTACGAAGCATCCTGATTGCCGTGTGTTGTATATATCTAGTACATCCAACCTAGCAGAGAAACAACTAAAGTTTATTAAAGACATCCTTACCAGCGACATCTATACTTTGTTCTGGCCTGAGATGTTGTACAGAGATGAGGGCAAACGTGCTAAATGGACTAACACAGAAATTGAAGTCGATCACCCACTACGTAAAGAAGAAGGGGTTAGAGACCCCACTATATTCACGGCTGGGCTTACAACTAATGTTACTGGTCTCCATTGTGACATCGCTGTGTTGGATGATGTAGTAGTTGGTAACACAGCTTACACTAAAGAAGGCCGTAAACAAGTAGAGACACAGTACTCGTACCTAGCTTCTATTGAAGGGGGCGACGCTCAAGAGTGGGTAGTAGGTACTAGATATCACCCACAAGACCTGTACCAACAGATGCTCGATATGAAGGTAGAGCTATTTGACAGAGACGGGGAGTTACTCTCTGATGATCCTGTGTACGAAGTTTATCAGAAGGTTGTAGAGATCGACGGTGAGTTCCTTTGGCCTAGACAACAGCGCGGTAACGAGAACAAATGGTTTGGGTTTAACTCTCAGATACTAGGACGTAAGAGATCGCAGTACCTCGACAAAACACAGTTCTATGCTCAGTACTACAATGATCCTAACGACCCAGAAGGTAACGGGATCAACCAAGATCAAATCAACTACTACCAAAAGAACTTCCTTAGACGAGACAACGGTTACTGGTACATCAAGAATAGAAGGCTTAATGTATTTGCATCTATCGACTTTGCTTTCTCACTTAGAACGACTGCCGACTACACTGCCATCGTGGTTGTAGGAGTAGATAGTGAACATAATTACTACGTCCTAGATATCGATAGGTTTAAAACAGACAAGATCAGCGAGTACTTCAAACACATCCTAGCTCTACATCAGAAGTGGGACTTCAGGAAACTAAGAGCAGAAGTAACAGTAGCACAACAAGCTATTGTATCGAATCTTAAGAACGAGTACATCAAGAAGTACGGCCTAGCTCTGAGTATTGATGAGTTCAGGCCTAACAGACACCAAGGAACTAAGATCGAACGTATCCGAGCTACACTAGAACCAAGGTACGAGAACGGACAGATGTTCCATTACAAAGGTGGTAACTGTGAGTTGCTAGAAGATGAACTGAGTAAAGAGCATAGCAACCACGACGATATTAAAGACGCCCTAGCTTCAGCTATAGATATGGCAGTAGCGCCTAGTACGAGAGCAAACACAAGAATGTTTAACCAAGCTAGTAACGTAGTGTCACACCCTAGATTCGGCGGAGTAACTTAACAGTGCCTGATAAAGTACTAGACTTAGAAAACATTGTAAGCAAGGACTCCCTAGCTAACAGCATCTCCGTGAAGTACCTTGAGTGGAACCACTTCAGAGTACAGTGGATGCAAGAGAAGCAAGAGATACGTAATTACATCTTTGCTACAGATACATCAACTACGACTAACAGCGACCTACCTTGGAAGAATAAGACTACAGTCCCTAAGCTATGTCAGATACGTGACAACCTTCACGCTAATTACATGGCTGCGTTGTTCCCTAACAGTAACTGGTTGAATTGGGAAGGTGCTAATGACGAAGCAGAGACGAAAGAAAAGCGACACACAATCGAACAGTACATGCTTTCGAAGACTCGTCAATCGAACTTCAGAGATACTATCTCGCGCTTGGTATTTGATTACATTGACTATGGTAATTGTTTTGCTGTGGTTGACTACATAGAAGAAGTAATCAAAGACCCTAACACAGACGAAGAGACTGCTGGTTACGTAGGTCCTAAGCTACGAAGGCTTTCACCGTTCGATGTAGTGTTTGATCCTACAGCAGTAGAGTTTGAGAACACACCAAAGATTGTACGCTCTGTAGTAAGTGTTGGTGACCTACACAAGATTGTATCTAACCAACCAGACAAAGGATACCTCAACGAAGCTATCACTGAGTTCATTGGAGAACGTCAACAGATTGTTACAGCCCTAGCTGCCGGAGATAACCTTAAGGATGAAGCGTTCAGAGCTGATGGTTTCAGCAACATGCGCCAGTACTACACTGGTAACTACGTCGAAGTTCTAGATTTCTACGGCGACATCTACGACATTGAGACAGGTAAGTTCTACGAGAACTATCACATCACAGTTGTTGATCAGTACAAAGTTATCAAGATGGAAGAGAACCCTTCTTGGATTGGTAAGCACCCTATCGTACACACAGGCTGGAGACACAGACCAGATAACTTGTACAGTATGGGTCCACTAGATAACCTAGTAGGTATGCAATACAGGATCGATCACCTTGAGAATCTTAAGGCAGATGTGTTTGACCTAGTAGCTTATCCACTCCTTAAGATCAGAGGTGATGTACAAGACTTTGTTTGGGCTCCCGGTGAGCGTGCGTACCTAGGCGATGAAGGAGATGTAGAACTAGTAAGCCCAGATGTTCAAGCACTCAACGCTAACTTCGAGATTCAAGTCTTAGAACAAAGGATGGAAGAACTAGCTGGTGCCCCTAAGAACGCTATGGGTATTAGAACACCGGGTGAAAAGACAGCGTTTGAAGTACAGACATTGGACAACGCATCGAGTCGTATCTTCCAGAACAAGACAAGCCACTTCGAAGAACAGTTTGAAGAGAAGGTTCTCAACATCATGTTCGAAGTAGGTAGACGTAACCTCGACGGTAGCGACATCGTTAGAGTTTATGACGACGAAGCTAAGGTAGTAGAGTTCCTTAACATTACAAAGGAAGACCTCTCAGCAGATGGTAGGTTCAGACCTGTAGGAGCTAGACACTTCGCTGAACAAGCTCAGATGGTGCAGAACATTAACAATTTCTACAACTCTGCTATCGCTGCCGACCCTGCCGTTAAGGTACACTGGTCAGGTAAGAAGATGTCTAAGGTGATGGAAGAACTTCTTAATCTTGAAAGCTATGGCGTAGTAGAAGATAACGTACGAGTCTTTGAAGAACAAGAAACACAACGACTAGCTCAGTCAGCCAACGAACAACTAGGTGTAGAGCAACTAACACCAGCAGGCATTACAGAAGACGACGTTGATGAACAAGAAATCCTTTAACGTATTCTGGACTCAACATCTCTTACAAGGAGAGAAGAAAGAAGAGTTCATTAAACACATGCGAGCAGCACGCCCAATATTAGAGCGGGTAAGCTTGTACATAGATAGAAAGATAGGTGATGAAGTTCTACCTGAAGCAGACTACGACTCCGCGTCTTGGGCTTATAAGCAAGCCGATCACAATGGATACGTAAGAGCTATGAAAGAAGTTCAAGAATTTGTAAATCTTAATAACCAGAAAGATGAGTAACACATATGTCGGATAACCAAACCGCACCCGGATTCCTCGACCAAAAGGAACCACAAGCCCAAGCTACTACTGAACCAACTGTTACCGCAGATGACTTGGTAGGCGAAGGTAAGAAGTTTGATAGTGTAGATGATCTTGCAAAAGGTAAAGCTTATGCAGATATGTACATTGAAGACCTCAAACAACAGCTGGTAGAAGCGAAAGCCCAAGCAGCACAGGGTTCAAGCATTGAAGACCTCAAAGCTGAACTAACCAACCTGACACAGAACCAATCGACACAACAAGTGGAGCCAAACCCGGCTTCCGAGGATAGTCAACAAGGGCTAAATCAGGATGACCTAAACAGACTAGTCGATGAACGGCTATCTGAAAGACAACAACTTGATACCGTAAGAACTAATCAGGCGACCGTTTATAATAAGATGGCTGAACAGTACGGAGCAGATAAGGTAGATGAGGTAGCTTCAGCTATGTCACAACGCCTTGGTGTTTCATCTGAGTGGCTTGAAGATGTAGCCGGTCGATCACCTGACGCATTCTTTCAACTGATGGGTGAAGCACCTAAAGAATCTCCCTCTAGTCCTATGAACGGCACGGTTAACACCACTGTTCCTCCGACTTCCCAAGTAAAAGCTGGGACCTTTGCTTTCTACGAGCAAAAGAGAAAAGAGATGGGTAACGATGCCTTCTATGGTGACGTTAGGCTTAACCAACAAATGATGAAAGATGCTGAGGCTCCTGATTTCTACGGTTAAACATACTGAAAGAAAAGGATAGTGTAAAAAATGCACACTACTCAAAATAACCAGTATCTCATCAGGTCTAATCTGTGGTCTAACCAACTCAAGGAAATTCTTGAGGACGAATTGTTTGCCCAACGCTGGGTGAAACAGATCACAGACTTCCCTGATGGTGATACGCTTAACATCCCGTCGATTGGTCAGTTTGAGGCTGACGACTATGTGGAGAATGAGCCTGTCAAGTATTCAAAGCTTGATGAAGGTAACTTCACGTTCACCATTGACCAATACAAGTCAGCAGCTACTTACATCACGGAGAAACACCGTCAAGATTCGATGTACGCAGCTCGTCTTGAGTCTGAGTTTGTTCCTAAGCAAGCTCGTGCTATTGGTAAAGCGATGGAAGTGAACGCTCTTACAGTGGGGCCTGACGGTCAGACTTCAGCCGATCCTAACACGATCAATGGTGCATCACACCGCTTGGCTGCTTCTGGTACTTCAGACGCTATTGCTATCGCAGACTTCAACAAAGCTAATTACGCTCTTAACATGGCTAACGTGCCTGTACAAGGTCGTATCGCTATCGTTGATCCTTCTGTGGAGTACACACTTTCACAACTTACCACAGTGACTAACGCCACTAACAACATGAAGTGGTCTAACGTTGTTACTGATGGTCTGATGAACGGACTCACAGCTCTTAACCTGAACATCTTTGGTTTCGACGTGTACGTTTCACAGAACCTTAAGAAGAACACAGCTCCTGAAACTATTAGCGGTAACGCTGTAGCTGACGGGGTTAACAACTTGTTCTTCTCCACCGCTGGTGATGCAATGCCTATTATTGGTGCTGTTCGCCAAGCTCCCAAGGTTGATGGATTCTATAACCACAATCGCCAACGGGAAGAGTACGTGACTACCGCTCGGTACGCTCACAAGCTTTATCGTCCTGAAGGTCTTGTAGTTTGTGTCTCTGACTCAACCGTAGTTCCAGCTTAAAGAAAGGGGAATCAATATGTCACAAGATTGGATGAATGAAGATGACCTTTATATTAAGTACGGTACGGCAGAAGCTGGCCCTAACAAGGGTGGTGCTCTAGATACAGGAGGCTCTGAACTTGCAGAGATTATCTGGGAATTTAATTTCTCTGATCTCGCTGCAACTGGTACAGAGAAAATTATGAGTGACGTCGCAGTCATTCCTGATAACTTCTTTATCAAGAGCGCACAGCTACATGTATCCACAGCGTTTGTGGGTGCTACAGCTACGCTTTCTATCGGGTTGCTTCAAGCTGATGACCGTAGTACCGCTATTGGTACTTCTGAAATTGGTATTGACGATACAATCGCAGTGACAGCTATCGACGCTGTTGGTGATACCGTTGATTGTGACGGTGCTATTGTTGGTACAAAGCTAACAGAAGCAGCCTTGCTAACTATGACTGAAGGTACCGCTGCATTTACAGCAGGTGTTGGACGTTTGGTTATCAAAGGTTACCAAATCTCTTAATGAGTAAATCGGATTGGGGGAGGATTAAACCCCTCCTCCAGTTCACCTAACGATAGGATAAGATAGAATGCCAGTATCACACTCAGCACTCACAGGTGCTAACTTACATGAACCAAAGGGGGCTGACGCTGCTGCCGTAGATACCGTACCTGTCTCTGATGGAGCGGGTGGTACATCTTGGCGTAAAGTAGCTTCAGACGAAGTAACGTCAGCAGACGCTGGTGGGTACTACACAGGTACAGATGTAGAAGCTCAACTCCAAGAACTAGGTCCTACAGCCGCAGCACTCGACGCTAAGTTTGGAGAGATGTACATCGCAGGTAACAGCACCGCTACTACAGTTACTGTTGCAGCCACGTACTATCAAGTAACAGCAGGTTGGACGCAAGGCACGTTAGATGATGTTACCTTTAGTACTGACCACCTAGTTGTTCCAGCAGACGGTAATTACTACATTATGTGTAGCTTCTCATTTGAAGGTGCTACTGGTGATACATTTAAGTTTGACTTCCACAAAGATGTGGGGGCTGGTTACGTACCCATTGGTAAAGGCGATATACGGAGGAAGACCCCTAATACTGATGTAGGTGCGTGCGCTCACCACACTATTGTAGCGTTAACTGCGGGAGATAAGATCGCTATCTTCGGACAAAACGAGGGGGCTACATCTAACTTTACTATTACAGACGCTACGTTCTCAATCTTTAGAGCGAGCGCTTAACATGTCAGATGAAATCTACTCCAAGCTAAATGAAATACATACTGATGTCAAGGTGATCATTAACGAACAAGGTCACATGCAAGATGACATCAAAGAGATTAAACAAGTAAACGATACTCAACAGAACCAGATCAACGGCCTCAACAGGTTTCAATCGTACGTTAAAGGTGCGTGGGCTGTCTTAGGTGGAGCTGTAGCTTGGTTGTTTACTAAGATAGGAGGAGGCTTAGGTTGAAGAAAACTCTATTAGAAGCAGTACAATCCATCCTAAGTGATATGGATAGTGACGAGGTTAACAGTTACGATGATACTGTTGAGTCTCTCCAAGTAGCTAACATACTCAAGAATAGCTACTTCTATCTCCTCAGCATGAACGAGTGGCCTGAGAACAAGGAGTTGTTCACCCTTGAAGGCTTGGGGGATACAGATCAACCCTCTCACATGAAAGTACCTACCGATGTAATGCGAGTAGACTGGCTACGTTACGATGTACAAACAGCTACCAACACTAAGGTACGGTACACAGATATTAACTACCTTGGTCCAGAAGACTTTATTAACTACGTGAGTTCAAGAGATAGCTCGGAGTCAGAGGTACAACAAGTACTTCAAGATACATCTATTAAGCTACTCATCAGGAACGATCACGCCCCTACGTACTGGACTAGCTTTGATGATGAGCACATTGTATTCGATAGCTTTGATTCAGCCGTAGATACTACCCTTCAACAATCAAAGAGCCTAGCGTTTGGCCTTAAGCTCCCTACGTTCACTCTAGATGATAGCTTTACACCTGACATGGACGAACACTTGTTTCCTCTGTGGGAGAACGAAGCCAAGAGCCAAGCGTTCCTTGAGTTGAAGCAACAAGCTAACCCTAAAGCAGAACAAAGGGCTCGTAAGCTCCTCACTAAACATGAGCAACGTGAAGACAGAATTAGACACGGTAACTATATGGGACCAGACTTCGGAAGACGAGGGCCTAAAGGATACCGTAACAATTTACCAGTAAACTTTGGAGAATAATAAAAGATGGCAAAAGCTACTTGGCTAGAAGAAGGTTTTGAAGAAGACGACGATCAAGAGAACGAGGTTAAAGCTTCGTTTCCTCTTAATGCAGATGGTGACACACTTTATCTTAAGCACGATGGACCTTATGGTTTCATTAAAGTGTTTAGCACTAGAGGTCCTGTGCCCGGTATCTTAGCTAACCAAGCTTGGACAGACATCATCTCAGCTAAGATCGCAGTACAAAACTATATCGAACGTAACATCTCACCACCTAAGCTACGGCCTAAAGGGGAGCCTGCTAAGATTAAAAGTGCAGGAGCTACTAAAGCTAAGCAAACCCAAGTAGCTAACAAACAAGCGCAAGCATCATCTGAGGAACCTAATGGCTAAGCTCACCTTATCTGATCTTACCTCACTAGCTAACGAAGCTTCAGCAATAGCAACGATCAACGCGAACAATGCCTTGATTGAAGCAGCTATGGAGATTACGTTCAGTAGGGATGGTACTAGTCCTAATACATTATCTGATGACTTGGATATGAACAGCAACAGGATACTCAATCTTCCTGACGCTACATCTAACCAAGAACCAGCTACGTACGCACAAGTCCTAGCTCTCTCAGGTATCTCACTAGATGATTGGGACCTCACTGGTACTCTCACAGTAGATACTATTAACGAACACACCTCTGCTGCTGGTGTTACAGTCGAAGGAGTTCTTCTCAAAGATAGTGATCTCACTGCTGTAGACGGTACGTTCTCTGGTGATATTTCAGTAGTTGATATTACTACAACAGGTGACGTTGGTGTAGGTAGAACTATTGAATCTGGTCGCACCCTCACGGTTGATGGAGACATCGCTGTTATTGGAGATAGCGCAGCCTCAGCTATGTACCTAGACAGCTTTGGTACAACTGGTGGTACAGTTCCTATTATTCTTGGACGTAGGTCTAGGGGTACGTATGGGTCTCCAGCGGCAGTACAATCTGCTGACGTTCTGTTCAGGCTAGATGCCAGAGCTTACGACGGTACAGCGTACACAGATACGGGCGGTTCAATTGTTATCCGAGCCACAGAAAATTGGACAGGGACAGATCACGGTTCTGAAATCCTTATCAGTACTACGGCTGATGGTGGAGCAAACACTATCGAAAGGTTTAGGGTAGCCGAAGATGGTGGTATGTTCAGTAAGAACGCTACTGGTGGCTCCCAAGGTGTAGACACTATCAACGCTAAGAACTATTACAAAGATGGTGTAGCGTTTGGTACTGGTGTTGGTGACTTACTCGCAGCGAATAACCTTAGTGATGTAGGCAGTGTAGCCACAGCTAGAACTAACCTAGGAGTAGACGCAGCAGGTACAGATAACTCAACAGACGTTACACTAGCTGGTTCACTCGATTACATCACTATCTCTGGTCAAGAGATCACACGTAACGCTATTGACCTCACTACAGATATCACAGGTAACCTACCAGTAGGAAACCTCAACAGTGGTACGAGCGCTACAACCAGTACGTTCTGGCGAGGTGATGGTACTTGGGCTGCACCTGACAGTGGTGGCTGGACTAAGCACGGTACTGTACATTCTAGTCCTTCATCTACAGAACTTGAGTGGACGAGTATTCCTAGTACAGTTAACCAAATTAAGATCGCGTTCACTGGGTCTACTAAGACCGCTGGCAATGAGATGACAGTTAAAGTTGGTATATCCTCAGGGTACGGGGCTAGTACTTACTCAGGTAAAGTTAACGGACCTTCCTCAGGTACAGTTTGGGTAGGTGAAGCTGATCTCACTAGAGGTTCAGGAGCTTCTGATCCAGTTCACGGAGAGATTAACATAGTAAATACGACAGGTAATGCCTACTTACTCAATAGTAACGTGACTAACGCCTCTGGTAACTCTTATATGGGGGGTGGTTCAGTATCCACTTCAAGTACTTTGGACCGTGTTAAGCTTTCACTCGATGGTGCAGGCAGTTACAACGGTGGCGTCTACGCTCTGTATTATCAATAAGGAATAGTTGTGGCTAGATCACAAGTCAACATACAGCCTTACGTATCTTTTGTTCGTGGGTTAATTACTGAAGCTAGTGAGCTTACTTATCCTGAGAACGCCTCTCAAGATGAGCTTAACTGTATCCTTGAAAAGAAAGGTAACAGAACTCGTAGGTTAGGTATTGACTTTGAGACAGGGTACAGTGAGAGTACACAAGACTTCACTACAGCAGAGATAACAGAGAACGCCATGGCTTCAGGTGTTTGGAAAGCTGTTGCTGGTGATGGTAACCTCAACTTTGTAGTTGTACAAGTAGGTAACACTCTTCTGTTCTACGATGCAGGATCAGTACCTCTTAGCTCAGGCTTAAAGAGTTTCACTGTTGACCTAAGCACGTACACAGCTTCAGGTGCTACCCAACCAGAGTTAGTCCAAGTAGAGATGGCTAGTGGTAAAGGGTACTTGTTTATTACTTCTGAACGTATCGACCCTATCTATATCACTCACGACCCAGACCTAGATACTATCACAGTCACTGAGTGTAACATTGAGATACGAGACTTTGATGGGGTAGATGATGGGCTTGAGATTGATGAGACACCAGTAACTCTTAGTACTCTTCACAACTACAATCTTAATAACCAAGGGTGGTACATTGATGATGTGAGGCTTGATGGCCCGTCTATTGGTGACCCCCTTACTAAGTTCTTTAACAGTGAAGGTGAGTATCCATCTAACAGCTACGTTTGGTGGTTGATGAAGGACCTTCAAGCTCAATTTAATCCTGAGTGGAGAGAGACTTTACCTAGGGGTACAACTGAAGCCCCTAAAGGACATTACATTCTCAACCCTTTCTATAAAGATAGGAACGCAGCGAGTGGTTTGAGTGGTATAGCTGTTGAAAGTATTGCCTCTAGACCCACAGCAGTAGCTTTCTTTGCTGGTAGAGTGTGGTACGCCGGTCAGAAAGGTGCAGATATCAATGATAACATCTTTTATTCCCAGATTATCGAAGCACCACAGAATATTGGACGCTGTTATCAAGAGAACGACCCTACAGCCGAGGACCTGAGTGACGTTTTAGCTACTGATGGAGGTGTAATCATCATCTCTGATATAGGTAACGTACTTAAAATGGTACCTGTAGGAGATAGTTTAGTCCTTTTCTGTACTAATGGGGTGTGGAGTATCGGTGGTACAGATGGAGGGTTCACAGCTACTGATATCTCTATCCGTAAGATCACCAGTACGTCTGCTATCAACCCTAAAGCTATCGTAGAGGTAGAAGGTACCCCTGTTTGGTGGTCTAGTCACGGTATTTACTCCCTTCAAGAGAGTGATGTGTCTGGTTTCCTTCAAGCAGTGAGCCTCACAGACAATACCATTAAGACTTTCTACGAAGACATCCCTTTACTCTCTAAGTTGTACGCACAAGGAGCCTTTGATCCAGTAACACGTAAGATTCAATGGGTTTACAGCAGTACTACACCTACAGATGAGCAAAACAGGTTTGTTTACGACAGAGTACTTAACTTTGACTTCGATCTTCAAGCTTTCTACCCGTGGTCTATCGAAGGTTTAGCTGCTGACACACCAGTAGTAACTAGTATCGTCACGTTTCCTGCTCTTTCGAGTACTACGTCCACGTTTAACGTTATTGATGGTTTAGGTCAGCAAGTAATTGACGCATCTCTTAACGATGTAGTAGCTGATGCCAACGTACTCTCTAGTGTAGAGGGTGGTATCAAGTTCCTTACTGTAGTAGTAGACGGCTCTTTCTTCGAGGTAACGTTCAGTGAGTTTAACAACGAGGGTAACCTAGATTGGGAGACTGAAGACAGTACAGGGGTTGAGTACAGCTCTTATCTTGTCACTGGGTACGAGTTGTTCGGAGATATAGCTAGGTTTAAACAAGCTCCTTATGTTTATACGTACCTTAAAGATAACGACGATTTCGACAATCACAGCCTTTATCTTCAGGGTAGGTGGGACTTCTCCAACGCTGGTAATAGCGGTAAGTGGACAAGCAAGTTCCAAACGTATAGAGATATTGGTAACACTAACACTGAAGTACTTGTTACTCGACATAAATTTAGAGGCAAAGGACGAGCACTTCAATTTTACTATGAGTCCGACGGTGTTAATAAGTTTAACATCCTTGGTTGGGCCATTACAGCACAAGGTAACACAGAGGTTTAAAAGACTATGGCATTTCTTGCTTCAACTATAGCGGCCCTATCAGCAGCCTTGCTCCCAGAAGCAGCAGTCACAGCGGCAGGTACTACAGCAGCAGTAGGTTCAGGTGTGGCAGGTGGGGGTACCGCAGCAGCAGGTATCTTAGGTACTGGTGTTACAGCTACGCAACTTGCAGCAGGTGGTACGCTAGCTAGTGGAGCAGGACAAGCAGTCACAGGGGCTAAGGCAGCAGCAGCTACATCAGCAGCACAAGAGCTACAAAAAGCTAAGAATAGAATGCAAGCAGCCCGTGAACGCCGTAGGATCGTCCGTGAGAGCCAAGCAGCTAGAGCTAGTGTGATTGCCCAGTCTGAAGCTCAAGGCGTTGAGAGCGGCTCTACGGCCCGTATAGGGGCAACACAGGGTATCCAGTCCCAAGAACAAGAAGGTTTGAAGTTCAGTGCAACACAAGAACGTATAGCAGATAGAGCTGGAAGTTTCCTTAACGAAGCTGCACGACAGCAACAACGATCTAACCTGTTCGGTGCAGGTGTGAACGTAGGTAATCAATTCCTTAAATCAAGAGAACTAGGATTGTTTGGTGGTTGATCTAAATCAAGGTGAAGGTGTAGTACTTCAAGAGCCCGATCCAGTAAAAACAGAAGTTAAAGACGCAAGACGGTTGAGTGAGCAAGGCTTGTTAGCTGAGAGTAATCTTGGTTTGTTAAAGCCTCCGTTTGCTGATGTAGATGCTTATCTCGAAACACAACGTAAGATGGCTCAAGCTATTATCGAACAGTACGGTGAGCGTGAGTACAGAAAGAGACTAGCAGATGCTAGAATGAACCAAGCTATTGATGCTACCGTTGAAGAACTTAGTACTCTTGAGAACACTCCTGAAGATTTGAGTAGGGGTAAAGAAATTCTAGAGTACTTGAACGGTACTGAACGAGATGATTACATAGGTACACTTGAAGATAGTGCAGGGTCAGAAGTATCAGACTTAGCTCATCAAGAACAAGCTATGCAAGATCTCGTAGCTGAACAAGGCTGGGATAACAGTGACATCTTGAGAGATATGCAAGTTAAAACTGCTATGACTCAAGAAGCTATGCGTAGACTTGAAACAATTAGAGAACAAGAAGGGTTTGTACATAACACAGGAGAGTTCTTAGTTAGGTTAATTCCTTTTGTTGACACGTACCAAAGTAACATAGCTGCTGGTGATCTAGGAGAGTCTTTGCTCGGGTTTGGTAATATTAATACCACACTTAATAAAGTAAGTAAAATGTCTCCTCTTGAGTACGGTAGATGGCTCGATGGTTTCTTGTCTAGGATGGACGAAGGTAACATCTCTTACGCTCTAGATTTCCTAAGAGTGTTGCAAGAAGACGATAAATCTGCCGCTACAATAGCAGGAGCAATCGAGGTAGTAGATACCATTCCGTTCTTAGGTACAGCATTTAAGCTAGGAAAAGGCGTAGTAAGCGGTGGAAAATCACTCAGTCTTGCTGGAGGTAAAGGTGGTGCAGCACAACAAACTGTACAAGAACTCCTTACTAACACAGCAGATGAGCAAACACTAGACTTAGCTAACCCTACTCTTATGGTTCCAACAGAACAGCTGTCAGTAGGTGTAAGTGGAGCAGTACAAAAGACTCTTGAACGTAACGAAAGACTTTCTGAAGCTATTCTTAGGGTTACTACTAACGAACGCCTTAACGATGAAGCTCTTGAAGGTGGGTCTTCTGTTCGTGAGATGGCTATTGAAAGCACTAGAGCCAGGATCAGAGAAGATTTTGATAACAACGTAATCTTTCCTGATATTGATGTAGAAGTAGATCCAGTTACTAAGGTACGGACTGTTACAGGTTACGTAGGCATGGAAGACTCAGGGTTTCCTAGTGAACTTACTGCTAACTTGTACGCTCAAACTAACATGGGCTTGAAGAAAGGTGCGTACGATATTTACACAGACCCTAGTGGTTTGAAGTACATCGAAGTTAAACGTCACGTAGCTGAGACAGGGGTTAGCCCACTCAATGCGTACGCTCCAGAGTACAGAGACCAGCGTGTAGGGTTTATGCGTAGGTGGGTGTTTGGTGCGTCTACTACTAACGAGCCTAGAACACAACAGATCGCTGATTTGAGTGACGCAGCTAAAGCTAAGGTTAATGCGTTGTACGGTGAGATGCAAAAGTCTCTCAAGCCTCTTAACAAGAAGCAACGTAAAGACCTAGAGATGGCTTTGAGTATGAGCCACACACAAGAAGAATGGTGGGATCTAGAGAAACTAACTAACTTCTATCAAAACCAACTAGATGCTAAAGATAACCTCGTCATAGGTAGAGCACCTACTGAAGCAGAGATACAATCGTACTACTCTATCAAACAGATGATGGACTTAGACTTTCATATCCGTAACGGTAAAACTTACAAAGACTTGGCTACTAGAGGGTACAGAAAAGCTACTATCTCTAGCCCTAACTGGCCTGAAGACTTAGAAATTAACGCTATTATACACGCTAAGCCTCTACACACAGAGGACGTTAAGTTTTGGGATGTTGAAGTTGGGTACGTAAGAGGCGTAGAACCGCACGATATAGATGGATTAGTAGAACAAGGGTACGTATTCCTTCAACCACAGACTAACAGACTTGCTTTCATGGAAGAGAGTGGGGCTGAAGTTATTATGGTTAAACGTAAGAACCTGTCAGATACTATCATTGACCCTTGGCAACTTGGTTACGTTGGTGGTGGGCACAGACTGTACGATACTCCTTGGTTCGTTAAACAAAACAAACGTAGCGAATTTAACGGTAACACTAAGTACTTGAGACCTTTTGTACACTACGCAGGAGATAACCTTAAAGAACTTCAAGAACATGTAATCAAGCTAGAGAAGAATAGAGTAGCTTACAAGGCTGTACGTGATGGAGAGATGTCTGAGCTAGACGCAGATAGAATTATTCGTAACACTATTCCTGGTATGACTTACAAAGAGATGGATCACCTAGCTACTAAAGGTGCGTTCGATGTAGATGAGCCTTACCAGATTGTACGTGATGGTCAGAACCCAGATCCACTACTTCAATCAGCTGGAGCTAGAGCGTTTGATCACGGAGATCTTCCTAACGCTGTTGAATGGATGGATACTTCAGGTAGGATGTACTACGGTAACAGAGGTACACACCTTCCTGATATCCACGGTAATCCTGCTCCTGTTGTAGCTCCTTACGATGCTGCATCTAGGGCCTTAGCTAATAGTCTTAACACTAAGGCGTTTCAAGATTACCAGTTTGAAGCAGTAGAGCGGTGGGTTAATACGTTTGGAGCACCGGGTGGACCTCTTCAAGATTTAGGAGCTAAGGCTAACACACCGTACGAAAGGTTCAGGCACAGCACAGTAGACTCTAACCACCCTCAAGCACAAGCAGCTCTTACAGCAAGAGAACATATCAACGCTTTGCTAGGGGTTAAGACTGAAAGTGCTCAACGGTGGGAACGTAGGATGTACGACCTCGCTGAGACTATGAGTGCTAAAGGTGGAGTAGGAGCTAAAGCAGGTAAGTGGGTATGGGATATTAAAAGCAAAGATCCACTCACTGCTTCTCGTTCTATGGTGTTTGATGCTAAGCTAGGCTTCTTTGGTGTAGACCAACTCCTACTTCAAACACAGACTGCTTTTACTATTACAGCTATTGACCCTAAGAACGGAGCAGTAGCGTGGAAGAACCTGCCTATCCTTCGTGCTGCTATGATTAACGGTACTGATGAGTACACAGCACACTGGACTGCTAAGATTGCAGAGGCTACAGGTGAGAACCCTGAGTGGTTTGGAGAGATGGTTGATGTACTTAAGAACTCAGGTATCACTGATATCGGTAGAGAGCTAGCTATCCTCAATGATTACAGCTCAGCTACAGTGTACAACTCAGCAGTAGCTCAGAACGCAGATAAGGTACGTCAATGGGGTAGGTGGTTCTTCTACGAAGGTGAGCGTATTAATAAGATCGTAGGATTTAACGTAGCTTACAGACGTTGGAGAGAGGCTAACCCTAACGCAGTCTTAAAGAGAGCAGATGGTACGTTTGATCCTGATATCTTGGGTGAACTAGTAAACCAAACTAACGTATTCTCTGTTAACATGACTCGTTCAGCTGCTGCTTGGTGGCAGAAAGGTGTGATGAGTGTACCTACACAGTTCGCTTCTTATCAAGCTAGGTTGTTGGAGCTTATGTTGCCTCAAGTTATGGGGGGTAGCAAGGCCCTTACTTCTAAGGAGAAGATGCAACTAGCTCTAGGTCAAGTGTTCCTTTACGGTAGTGCTGGTGTTCCTACTACAATGGGAGTACAGAAGCTTTACGAGAACGCAGTAGGTGAAAACATTCCTGAAGGTCCTGCACAAGACGTACTTATGGATGGCTTATGGGATAGTGTTATCTTTCCTATTGTGTTTGGGATTGAAGGCACAGCTTTTAAAACTAGAGCTGGTGTGTTTGGTCAAGATTCTCTAATAACTGATATGTGGGATCCAGACACTAAGTGGAGTAACATAGCAGGTGGTGCTGTCTTTAGTACAGGTAACGACTTAGCTGATGCAGTACTCCAGCTTAATAGACTTGCTTACGTACAAAACACAGATGAAGTTATCCCTATCTCTTTAGATGTCCTTAGTGATATTATGAAAGTACCTAGTACTGGGTCACGTATCGCTAGAGCTAGACGAGCTTACCTTACAGGGTACTACGTTAATAAAAGAGGTAGGTTGGTAGATTCAGTAACTAGGAAACAGGCTTTAGCTATTGCTGGTGGTATCCCTCTTAAATCTGCTGAAGAAATCCAATCTCTTAACGAGAGTACTTTTGATATAAAGAAACATGAACAAGAGATTGCTTCAGAGATCAGACAGTACAAGATTGATGCTCTTGCTGCTCTAGGTAGAGGCGATAAAGAAGCTGCTAACGCTAAGATGATGCGATACTACGCCATTCTTCAAGTAGAGTTTGGTGATAACGTAGTAGCTAAGAACAGAGTTCGTAAAATTAGTAACGTTGGGTTCCAGACTCATTACGACAGAACTTTGATGGAAGCATTGAAGCACAACGAACTTAAGTCAGAGGCTAAGAGAGCTATCAGACGTAAACAACGAGAAAGAGAAGGCGAGTAGAACAGTATGGCCTCACCGCTTACAAGAAACTTGAACCCAGCTAGCCCTGTTGGTACTGAAGTTATCCAAACTAAGGTCCCAGACAACAGCTTGGCTAATCTTGTTCAAAACACAGCTAGTACAGGTACACAGTTTAAAGCTACAGAAAAAGCTATTGAAGGTAGACAAGCTAGCAAGGCTGTAGATGAAACTGTTGCTGAACTAGACGATCAGATGCAGCTTGACCCAGTTGTTGACGTTATCAACCAAGAGCTAGGCGCTGTAGAAAAGGTAAAGAGAGCTGAGAGCCAAGGTAGGGCAGGTAAAGATAAGTTCACTATCGAACTAGACTCTAGAATGAAGAAGCTTAAGTCTAGGTTCCCTGGCCATATCGATGTTATTGACGCTAGAGCTAGGAAAGTCTTAGGGTTTGATCCTCGGCAAGCTTCAAGAGAGATTATCTTTAGAGAAAGTGAAGATTCAGATGAAGCCTTAGCACGTAGGTACGGTAACGCAGCAGTACAGTTTGGTACTGAAGTCTTTGTTAACGGAGATCCCACACAAGGCACAGACTGGAAAGCTACTGCTCTTAAAACACAAGAAAGAGTACAGCTACATCAAGACCTAGACATGCGTATGAAGCTAGCAGCTGCTTCTGGTACAACTAGAAAGACAGGAACAGGCCTTATTGGTGGCGCTGGTACAGGTGTAGAGCCTGTAAGGTTAAACCAAATTAGTGATCTTGCTTTTGACACAGTAGAGAACGAGGTTGATGCTATCTATGAACTAGCCTTTGCTAACGATGGTACCCTAGATCAACAACACTTCGGTCTTATGTCTACTGCTCTTAATCAACTAGAATCCAGAGCTATTAGGCACCTTGAAGAAAGTCCATCTTACAAAGAGATGAGCACAGAACAAACAGATTACATGAAAGCTAGGATTACTTCTGAAGTAGATACAGTACGTAAGACTATTAACAACACAGAAGCTACCCTCCCTACTACACAAGCAGTATCTGATGCTATGAAAGTAAAAGGTTCAGCTTGGGCTCTTAAGAAGATGCCGTTCTTTATGATGCTTAACAATACTACTGGAGGACAAGCTTCTAACGCTATCCTTAGTACTATGTTGACACCAGAGAAAGCTGTTGAGCTTAGTGAAGTTACAGGTAATGAGTTCCAAGGGTTTATTGAAGGGCTTACTGAAGGAGACTTCCAAGACTTTGACCCTGTAAGGGCTGAACGTGAGTATCAAGCAGCGTTCCTTAACGTCCTTGTTAACGGTAACTTTGAAAAAGCTGATGCCTCTATGAGTGAAGGGGTTAAACCCGTAGTACTTAAAGATGTGTGGAAGTTTGCTCAGTCTGTAGGTGGGGGTGTCGTAGATGACAAAGGCCTAGTACCTTGGGGTAATGCTTGGCAGTACATGAGTACTAAACACAGAACTGAGATCAGTAACGTGGAGGGCAATCTTGAAACTCTGGTTAAGAACACACTTAAACCTGCTTTCTCTGTTAATCTTGACAGGTACGGTACTGTTGATCCAGTAGGTTCTGAGATTGTTAAAGGGTACGTAAGTAATATTTACGGTGAAGCTATCTTCAAGAGTATGAAGCAACCTAGTACGTTCTTGTTTAAAGGTGGTAGACGTGATAAACTTCTTCTTAAAGGTCTTGTGTACGACAGTAACAGAGAAGAGTTCACCTTTGTTGGTACCCCTTCGAGTATTGTTGATCCAGTAACACAGCGTCCACTAAGACAAGGTGGTAACCTAGCTGATGAACTAGAACAAGCAGCACGTACAGCTAACCAGCTTATCGCTACAGCTAAAGAGATGGGGATTAACACGGAAGAAATGATCCAACCAGTACTCGCTTTGCTTGGTGATGTCTCTCTTGGTGAAGCTATCGAACCTTTACCTGGAAGCCCTGAATTCTTTGGAGCTACTAAAAGGTTTCTTAATGAAGACGTAGCTGAACCTCTTGGTAAGGCTCTATCTAGCGCACCAGGAGACTTTGCTAAAGGAATTAAACCTATTACAGATGCACTTACTCCTCCAGAAAAAGAAGAGTTTAGTCCTGTGAAACAAGAGGAAGAATAGTAACATGGCTATAGGTAAACTACTTCAATCCTTAATCAAGCCGGTAACGGATGTCGCGTCTGAGTTTATCACAGATAAGGATAAGCTCAACGAGTTCGAGACTGCTGTTAAGTTGAAAGTATTAGATAATGAGGGGGAGTTGATTAAAGCCAGCGCTTCTATCATTGAGACTGAAGCTAAGAGCGAGTCTTGGTTGACTGCTAACTGGCGTCCACTAACTATGGTTAGCTTCTTGGGCTTGTTGTGGTCCTATTGGCTAGGGTACAGCCCTGAGAACCTATCTCCTGAGACTTTGAACAACATCTTTGATCTCTTGAAGATAGGCTTAGGTGGGTACGTTGTAGGTCGCTCCAGTGAAAAGGCAATGAAGTCGTACGCAGAATCTCAAAGGAAATAAATTAACGTTAACGTCGAAACTGAGGTAGTAGACAATGAACAAACAGTGTACACAATGTGACGAAACCAAACCTGAATCAGAGTATTATACAAAGAAACGTAGTAAAGTGCGTAAAGACGGTACAGTACATAATTGGTTAGGATTATATGCAGCTTGTAAAAGATGTGTAGACGGATATAACAAAGCAGCCTCTCATAAGTATAAAGATTATCATGTTCAGTATCGTAAAAATAATAGAGAGCGGACATCTCGTAACGGTAAACGACACTATGTTAAGGTTATGCTTGAGTGGATAGAGTTAATCAAAACTAAGAAGGCTCTTGAATGTACAGCGTGTGGATATAACAAGACATGGGCTGCACTAGATTTTCATCACGTAGACCCAAGAGAAAAAGAAAACACAATACACTCTATTATGAAATCAGGTAAACCAACAGAAGAACGGTGGGCTTTGATGCAAACAGAACTAGATAAATGTGTAATCTTGTGTGCCAACTGTCATAGAGAGGAGCATATGAAGTATAATTACCTAGAACTGGATGCTGAGAAGGTTGTCAAGGAGTATAATCAAGGTAAGTGATAGGGATTCCAACAGCCTCTGCTGCTTTGATTTCTAGTGTAACACCTAAGCTGTCTTCCCATCCGGGTAGTTTATACACATAGAGTTCCTCTGCTTTACGTAGGATTTCTATATCTTTCTTAATCCAAAATTCGTGGGTATGAGGTAGGTCACATCTGTTAGCAATAGGTGTACCCATAGCAATAGGGCAGAAGATAGTCTTATCCTCTTTCATCAACCTCCCTGCTTCTTTACATACTAGATCAAACGCTTCCTCATTTGGTAAAGTACTACCGGTATAAGGGCTTGCAAGGTAAATAAATGACATGACTAATTTCTCCGATTATCCTAACTTCTCTAGTGAAGAGTTTGATTGTAAATGTGGTGAGTGTGGAGGGGGAGGCCAAGCTATGTCTCCGCAGTTCATGCTTAAACTACAGATGATACGCAACATAGTAGGCTTTCCCCTCTCCATTTCTAGCGGTTACCGATGCCCCGATCATAATAGTACAGTGTCGAGTACTGGCCGTCAAGGTCCTCATACAACATTTCATGCTGCGGATATTCAAGTGAGTGGGTCCGAGGCATTGAAGGTTCTTCAGGCTGCGATGTTGGTAGGCTTTCAAGGGGTTGGCATCTCGCAACGTGGTCAGCATAGCTCAAGGTTTGTTCATCTAGATGACTTGACGGAATCCACCCATTCCCCTCGTCCTTGGTTGTGGTCATACTAGAGAACTTATCTACCATCTCTTCAGCCCACCGCTCACTCTCCTCATCATACTCACTTAACAAGAGTTCGCAATAATGAATGACCTTAAGTACATCCTCTCTTCCTCCTTTCTGGTGGTGTCTGCTTATGTACTTAACTACGTTACCCTCGTACCAACCTAGATCATTAGCCCGTATGTACTCAACGGGTTGAATCTCCATCTCCTTATAATGACTACCAGCCACCTGTTTATTCAATGGGTGGTTTTCTTTATCTGTATCTACCATCCCGTCTCATCCCTTTCTTTACGTTCATCTCTATCTTTACTATCGTACTCCCACAGCTTAGCGTTTAACCAAGCTTGAAGTTCTCTTAGGTCTTCGATACCTCCTTCTTTATGGACCCAAGAGTTAAGGGTATAGTACACTGTATCAACTGCTATAGTAGGATCGCGCATGTTGCTATAAACATACCGACAATTACAACTGCCAGTACTCCTCTGTTAAACCATCTCATCCACGGGTCAATCATCTTTCTTAAATTCCTTCTTCAATACTACGAACTCTTCTCGCACAGGAATCCAATTAGAGTTAGGCCCCCATTGCCACAGACATAAGCCGTTACCTCCAGCTTGGTCAGGGTACTCGTTAATTACCCAGTGTACTTCACCTTCAAAAGCTCCTCTACTCTTAGGGGGTTGTGATATGTACTCGTACTCTGGCTTAGTAGGCTTCTTAAACAGTTTACTTAACATCTTTCTTCTCTTCCTCTTCTTCCTTGAACACTCCTGCTGCTACGAGGTGGTTGAACGTAAGTCTTTCATCGTACGTGTGATGTGGCTCTGATGAGTTACGCGCTACAATCTCAAGCTCACCTACATTAGGGATATTACCCATCATCACTTCATTTACTTCCTTGCTCTCATCTTTAATCTCAGCGTTAATCAACACGTACTCAGTACCAGCAAGGGTAAACGAATCCCCCACTTTAATGTGTTGAGCTACTAGTTGTAGCTGTTGTTGAGCTTTCTGTTCCTTAGCGATCAACTCTTTAGCTTCTTCCAAGGTGTACTTCTTTTCTTTACTGTTCATGTAAGGTGTTCCTTCTTCCCATCTGCCGTTATCGTATTGAATAGTTTGTCCAGTTTCATTCATCTTCACTCGCTCCTTCTATATCACATTCTTTGTCTAGTATAGTCTGAATCACCTTGTTTCATTCCTTTACCTCCGTTAAGATACCTGCTCTCTTGCCTTCCATTGTAAACGTACTGCACCCCTTGGCTCCACCTGTGTAAGCGTCGAGGTAGATTTGTTTGAAGTCCTCCCACTCTGTATCCTTTGGTACGTTACAAGTCTTAGATACACCGCTATCGCAATACTTCTGTCCTACACACAAGACATCTATGTGCTCTTTCGTACTAACTTCGACCACTGTCTTGCCTTCGACACCATAAAAGTTGTATGCATAATCGAGTAGAAGCTCCTCCCTTGCACCACCGAACTCTTGGATAATCCGCTTCTGTGATAGCGTGAATACTGGTTCGATACCTGTTGATACGTTGTCTGCTGTCTGGCTGATGGTGCCGGTAGGAGCAATGCTGATGAGGTGACTGTTACGGATGCCATGTTTCTTAATCAATCCTTTCGTGTCTTCGTCTAACCTTTCTATGAACTTACTCTTCATGTACTTACGTTTATCAAACAGAGGGAAGCTACCTTTCTCTTTAGCTAGGAGAGCTGAGGCTTTGTACGCTTCGTTAGTTAACGTCTTTAAGATATCCTCCATCATAACGAGGTATTCAGGTGAGCCATAAGGTAGACCCATAATCTCAAGAGCATTAGCCATGCCAGTAACACCAATACCCATACGCCTCTTATTCTTAGCTTCTTTCTCTTGCTCGTACAAAGGGTACACTGCTCTGTCTACTACGTTATCAAGGGCTCGTACAATGTGAGGGATGTCTTCTTTTAATTGGATGAAATTAAACCAGTGTACTAGTTGACCTTTATCCATAGTACCGTTAGCCTTAACGTACTTAGTCATGTTGAAAGACCCGAGAAGGCACGCACCATTAGGAGGTAGGGGTTGTTCAGCACAAGGGTTAGTAGTAGCGATAGTCTCACAATAGTAGAGGTTGTTGTACTCGTTCATTCTATCAATAAAGATAACACCCGGCTCACCCCAGTCCCACGTGCTACGCATCAAGGTTTCCCACAAGTCAGCAGCCTTTACTGTTTGGTACACCTTACCGTTAAACCTAAGATCAAAGTCTTCGTCGTTAGCTAAGGCTTCCATGAACTCATCAGTCACACCAACACTCATGTTGAAACCAGTAAGTGTTGATTGATCGTGCTTTGCGTTAATGAACTCGAAGATGTCAGGATGGTCAACCCGCATGACTCCCATCTGTGCCCCCCTGCGATGTCCCGAGGAAGAGATTGTACCACATACGGAGTCGAAGATAGACATAAAGCTAACCGGACCTGATGATGCACTATCAAGTTTATTGATAAGAGCGCCTCGTGGACGTAACGTACTAAAGTCGTACCCGATACCACCCCCCATCCGCATCGTTGTTGCAGCAATCGAGGCAGTGTCCATGATACAGTTCTTACCTTCGGTGAGGGAGTCCTCGATAGTAGGTGCAACAAAGCAATTGTAAGGAGTAACCGTCTTAGGTTGTCCCATAGCTGCTCTGATACGTCCACCAAATAGAAAGCGTTGGTCACCAGTAATCTCCTTAACTGTGTGATAGTGGTCCTCACCGTCCTTGAGAGCGCTCGCTACCCTACACGTAGCATCTTTGAATGACTCACCTTTACCCCTGTACTTCTCAGTGTCGAGGCGTTGTGCTTGTTCTGTCTTAGGTCCGTTCATCTTCTTCCTTTGCTTGTTCCTGTTCTTTAATTGACTCTTCAATAAACCAAAGTAGGTCGGGGGTGTCGTTCATAGGACATCGTTGTACGTCATCTTTATATGGGTACACTTCCCAATAGGGTTCACCGTAGCAGCCTAGTCTGTCATTAACGTCAAGGTACACTGATACTCTAGCGTCTCCTTTAAACACCAAGAACCTAGCCATAGCTCCAGCAAACGGGGGGATAACCTTTACATCCCACTCTTCTTTAAACTTTATACGAGGAATCTCTTTACACCAGCTAAGCCAATGTTCTTCATCTTCTATTTCAAATCTCTTTATCATCATCTGAGTCCTCGTTGTTGTACCCACTGTTCCACACTGAAGGTTTAAGTACGTTGTCAAGTACCTCTGTAGTTTTCTCTGTTACTTCTTCAAAGATACCTTGAGCTTGAGCCATACTCTCTTCGTGTTGTTTAATGATGTACGCCCTAGCTTTAGCCAACCTATCTATAGAACGCTGAGCATCGAGGAACGAATAGTACGCTTCAATAGTCTCGTTCATTGCTTCTTGGTAAGTTTCTCGATGTTCCTTTACTCCATCTTTAATCAAACCATCGAGGCGTTCCATTGCTTGAGTGTACGCATCTACTGGATTAAAGTTTGTTGCTTGCTCGTCTTCTTGTTCGCTGTTATCAACGTCTTCAGTCATCATAGTTATCCTCGTTCTCCATTAAATCATCTTCAAATATGTGAGGCATAGTATCCTCGTTGATGTGCCCCTCTTCTATTAAGAACTCAATTAAATCCCACAGGTCAAACTGTGCTGCATCCAAGATTTCACTCACGCTGTCATAACTATCCATAACCCTTCTTATTAGTCGTTCATTTAACATGTTTCCAAATCTTTCTAGTATTAATTTGAGAAATCGTTGAATTGCTTACACCATATACCTTCGCAATTTCTCTATTCGTCTGCCCCTTACATAATCTGTGGCGTATTTCTAGTACATTTTCTTCTGTTAATTTAGACGTGGGGTTACTAGTTCCAAACGTCTGCCTTCCTTTCTTTTTCATGTCGTGCATGTTATCTTTATGAGTACCTATGAAAAGATGGGCTGGATTAATACACGTACGTTCATCACATGTATGTAGAACTAACTTACCTTTTGGTATAGTTTCTTGATGATAGGCTTCATAAGATAGTCTATGCGCTCTATATGTTTTTCCTTTCCACCGCACTTTACCATAGCCGTCCCAGGTCTTACCTCCAGACCAACACCAACATCCTTCTTCACCATCAGGATAGAACGAATACCACTCAAGTTTAAGTATTTTATCGTCCATAAATCTTTTTCATCCTTTTTAAAGACACTTGCTCAAGATCATAATCACCTTTACTAACGCTATGTTTTACACAACAGCCTACCCACCACATCTTGTTAGCGTTACCAGCGTAAGAGTGGAAGTGATCATCGAAGCACCCTGCTACAAGTCCGTTGAGTTTAGTACCATCTTCTTTAGTCTGTTGTGCGTGGTTCAGCAGGTGGAGGTGACCTACTGTGCAAGACTGATGCTTCTTAACCAACAAGGAATGTGCAGGGTGCTCACCACCTATAGCTCTACCCATAACACCTGAGACTAGGTAATGAGCGTAGGTGATTCCGTCTATTTCTATTGTACCAGGGCTCGATCCGTTGTACCGTACTACATCATCATAGAATGTATCCATCTGAAGGTCATCGTAACCGATAGTACCGTCGAGCATAGCATCTGCGTTAGTAGCTCTACTGATCCTGTACTCATGGTTACCTTCGAGAACAACAGCTCTAATCTTCTTACGTACACTAGGGGACACCTCCTTCCACAAGGTTTCTTGGAACTTAATGCTAGCTTCTACATCTTTGTTGTACCGCCTTCCTTCAAATCCACGTGTACCTCTGTCGTAAGAACTGAGACTAGCCATATCAGCTGCGTCACCTAGGTTTACTACAACGTCAGGCTTGATATCGTTGATCAACTTACCTGCGTACTTTGCCCTAGTGTGGTTAGTAAACGGATCAGCGTGTTGATCTGGTATAATAAGATGTGTCTTACTCATCACTTATTTTTAACCTCTTTAATAGTGACAGTAGCTGGTACACATGAAACAGAGTACTCTTTATACTTCTTTAAGATAAGAAATCTTGCGTCTATCTCATCACTATCAGCGTCAGTCATCAATTCCAACAGCCTAGTTTTTATACTCGGTAAGCTATCCCACAAATAAAAATCATCTTCAATTTCTTTATTGTTAGTAACAAGTTCTCGTTCTGTTTTATCGTAAACGTAATAAAAAGTTGTCATTGTCCTATCACCTCGTTAATGTACTTTACAAGTTGTGGGTTATCAAGCAACACCTGAGTAAACCCTGTGGCTAATGTATGTACAGTACGTTCTTCTTCATCGTCATCCTTTATATTGTACACGTGGTAGATAGCGTGAAAGAGTTCGTGTAGTACAGTGTCGAGCAACGCTACATCATCTGGGTGTCCGTCACTGATACGAAGCCTGTACCTTAGATGATCGTACTTACCCCACACCCCTTCGTTTTCAACCATCCTAGGTACGACAACACAGGTAACGTTGAACGGCCCGACCTTAATTTTCTTTGGTAGTTTCATCATTCGTCTAACCACTCCTTGTCTATCTCACCTATGTTGTACTTGAACCCGTGTTGTCTACACCAGTCTGAATACTTAGTCTTCTTTGCCTTAGAGACGTACTGATCTCTCATGAACACAAACCGTATGTCTAAGTCAGGTCGTTGAGCCTTGAGAGCCTTGTGTTTAGTCCTGTCACTACTAAGGAACCTACCCTTTGCTTCGATGAGGATAAGCTTACCGCTCTTTGTAGTAACGAAGAAGTCAGGGGTATAAGTCCGTACTATACTGTACTCAAACTTATCGGACTCATACCCCCAGTGGAAGCCTTGTTTCTTTTGGTTCTTTCTTAACTGTTGAGCTATGGTTACTTCGAACCCTGACCTGTACCCGTTAAGGTCCCTGCCTTTAAGCTTCCTACGTACTCGTTTCTTTTGACGAGCTTTGACTTTTCTTTTACTCATGTGACTCCGGTACTTTAGGGAGTTTAGCTACGGTTGTGAGGTACCTTGGTCCGTTACTATAGATAAACGTACGAGCTTGAGGCCAGCAAGTCTTTCTAAAGTTACAGTACCCACAACCTACTTGTAGTTTCATGTTACCACTCATACCATCAGGTACAGGTTCGTAACAAGGTTCAGGAAGTGGACCCTTTACCACCTCTTTGATCTCCTCCATCCTTTCACTGGCGTTAGGGAGTAAAGCTTTATCAACCTGGGTAACACAGATACGACCGTGTTGTTTATCGAACGCAATCCAAGCTGCTTTACTAGGATCACAGTCATCACTAGCTTCTACGTAAGCACTGAGCTGGGTAGGATAGCCAAAGCTATGATCGTCAACAACGTTACCAGTAGTAAACTTAGAGTTATAAGCGTACGTGGAAGCAGACTTAACATCACAGAGAACGCCATCAACCACAGCATCACGGTGACCTTTGATACCGCTAAGGTGCATAACATCTTGCTCTCCTCGTACCTCGTGCCCTGCCTCTTTACTTAGAAACAAGACCAGTTCTTCAATCAAGTGACCGTACAAAAACTTAAGGTACGTATCACCACTCATCTTAGCTTGTTCTGTACCGTGGTACTCCATCCATACTTTACGGTCTGGCTTACCTACTTGTGACATTCTTAAGGTACCCTCACCCCCGTAACTGGGAGCAAGAGCATCTCTTAGGGAATGTTTCAAGTTGTTACAGAACTCCTCAAGGTTATCCTCGTCCACGATGTGTGGTACATCAGGGTCAAATAACCCATAGATATCTTGAGGTAAGGTTTGTAACGTTTTCTTTGTCATGTGCTTAAGCGATCTCCACAAATCCGACTCGTTCACCTTCGGGGACTTCAACTTCTGTTACCACTTGTACACCAGTTAGTGTAGCGTAAGTAGCGCCTGTACCTTGGTAAACAAACGTAAAGTACGATACGTTAATCGTTGAACCTCGGCCAATAACACGAGTGAACGGTTGAAGATCAGGTCCTACGTACTCAGGTACAGGGTTAAGAGCACCAGTACGTGGGTTGTGAACCTTAGAACTCATGTTAATACAAGGACTGTACTCTTTGTTTGTTTGGATTAGATGTCCAAGGTCTTGTTTCTCCAATTGTTCTACTTGCTCTGGTGTAAGAGGACCAAGAGTTACTTGATACTTAGCTGGTTCAAACCGTGTGTTAGGTTCGAGCAAGTGTGTGTACTGTACTTCTACGTTATTCATATTGTACTCAGCCATGTTTAAATGTTCTCCTTCAAATGTTTCATTAGCTGTTTTCTTCTTTATCTTTACTTTTACCATCCTTTCACCTATATTATCTCACACTTATTTCAAAAAGTCAAGCCATTTGTTCTACTAGTGTGACGACCATCACATTTTGAACCGTACTTCCAATTTTCTGTAGAACTTGACCACCAATAACTTCCTCTGTCCTTTGCTATATACACTGACCCATCGTGGCTACACCCTGACTTACTTGACTTGTTGAAACGTTTAAATCTCTGGACGTAAAGGTTAACAGGAATGCTAGTGAACATCGTTAGCTCCTCCATTAATGTACGTCATACCAAGTCCTTCCGATCTTAGGTTTACCAGTTATCCTAGCTTTGATACCTAACTCCAACCCTGCTTGAGTAAGAGCTGCTGCTTGGTGAGATCCTGTTCGCTGTGGGTACTGATGCACGTTAGGTACTTCAACCAACCACTCATCGTGTACGAAAGCTACTTGTTTAAACGGTATGTCTATATCTTTTAGTTCCTTGTCCCATATGATATTAGCTTTAGCCATGATGATCTTCTCGTACCCTTGGAGGGCTGTAGCTAGGACAAAGTGTTCGTTAGATACCTTCATCTTTCTACCATCAGGACCTAAGACGTACCCTTGTGTAGCCATACGAGGTACCCACGTTCCTTTTAGTTCAGCTAGGGCAGGTGTACTCTTAAGAAACATATCGTACCTTTGCTTAGCTTCACCAACTGAACACCCTAAGATCTGTGCGAGCTTAGCGATACCTGCGTTGAGTACGAACGCATAGATAAAAGTCTTAGCTGTGTCACGTGACACTCCACCAAGAGACCTAGCATTAATACTGTGTACATCAGTTCCATCTTCTTCCTTTCCAGTTACAACTGCGTTAATATAATCAGGATCATCCATTAGGTGTGCAAGGATACGCAACTGAATAGCATCAGCATCTGTACCAACGAACACACTACCCTCTGGTGCTACGACCAACTCCCTCAATTGCTTTGCGTAAGGCGAAGAGGCTTTACCAGGGACATTAGCTAAGTTTGGGTCCTTATGACTAGACCTGTGAGTTGTCGCTCCTAGGCCCCTTACAACCCCGTGAATGCGATTGTC